GGTATATATCGGTTATAAGGTTGTCGGGTGTAGATTTCCCTAAGTTCTTGTTCAGATCCATTTTGTAGCCTCCTTACTTATTCTGCTTTGCTCGCTTAGCAATTTCTCTGCCTTTAGCGATTTTATCCTCGTTGCTTAACGGTTCGCCCGGGTTCTCATTACCCATGTCCGCAGCGTTCACCTTATCAAGGTTCGATTTCTCGTATCCATCCTTAAGGTCTTTCAGGAAATTATCGCCCTTCTTTGTCGCTTCCTGTGCAGCCCTAAAGGCAAGCTCCTGCGCTGTGCAGCTGTTTTCACCATACTTGGCTTCATTGACTAGCTCGTCATCGTACAGCACGGCTATGCTGTCTATCTGCGATATGCGCTCACGCTCTGCCTTGATTGCTTCCGCAACAGCGGTGTCGGTTTCAGCGCTTATCTCCGCTCTGGCTATCTTAGTGGCCTCTGTCATAAGTTCCTCAGCCAAGCTTGGGTTTTCCGCTCTGAACTCCGCAAAAGTCATATCCATCTTCTTGTTTCCTCCCTTTTCTTTCTTTGTAGGCGGTGCTTCTGCCGCCTTTGCAATGGGTAAGCTCTTAGGCAACGCATAGCCTAGTGTCGCAAAAGCCCTGCCATTGACGAATAATGTATTATAATCAGCGCTAGCTGCTATTGTAGGCGCTTTTTCGCCCTCTAAAAGCGTATCGGCAAGACCGATGTTTACCGCTTCTTCGCCTGTGAAATATGTTTCATCCGCCATAATCTCTAGTACCTCTTCCTCGCTGAGCCCTGTTCTCTTGACATATATACCCGCAAGCGCCTTATCAACCGTTACATTCGATTGTTTCACTTTATCCAGCTCATCAGCGTTGTACCATCCAATAAGCAAAGCTAGCGATTTATGTATCATGATTATGCTTGCGGGATTAACCTTTATAGTATCGCCAGCGCACATTATTATTGAGCCGCCCGACATAGCTACCCCATCAACCTGGACAGTTATATTCGCTTTTAGCTCTCTAAGCCTGTTATAAATTAAAAGCGACGCATAAGCATCGCCACCTATTGAATCAAGCCGTATAAATATACGCTTCGCTTCTGTTAATTGTTGTAAGTCCTCCAGAAACTCTGACTTTATTATAAAGTTGCCTTCCTTCGGTTCGCCAGTCCACCAATCAACAGGTCTTTTCTCTACTATCTGTCCGTACATCTCTATCTCGACTGTTTTATCGTCAAGATTTGAAATAGCGTAGCACTCCCTTTTTATGTCAATTGGCGGTAGTTTGTTCTTTGAAAATATCATGCCTCCACATCCTCCATCTTATCCTGTAAATCTTCCTTTTCCTGCTCCTCATAGCTGCGTTCATTATCGGCAGTTAAAGGCATTATGTCTTTTAGTAACTCCATCTCCCGCCGCAGCTGTTCCGCGTTCTCTTGCCAGTCGCTGGAACCATACTCACGCGCAACCTGTTCATGCGTCTTTATTCCTCTATTTATCGCTGTTATGTCCGCATTAATTTCTTTTTGCGGGTCTAGGTGTCCCTGCACGGGGCCTATCCAATGCGCGCCACACCATGCAGCGCGTATGAGCGGGTCATCGAAGAATCCGGGCGCCTTTACACGCCCCAAGGCAACAGCTTCAGCAAGCCAAGCTTCGTATACAGGTTGGCATAATCTGTCTACTATCCAGCTCCTGCGCATTTTGAAAGCTTCCCACGCCTCAAGCAGTGCAGCTCTTGACGCGCTATAGCTGCGGTCAAACTTTTTAAGAAGTACATCATGGGGAATTTCAAGCGCTGCTCCCACCTGCTGAAATATAGCCTGTAAGAATATGTCAAAGCCGGTAGTTGGCACATTCGGATTTCCAAATACTATATCCTCGCCTTCTTGCAGGTGCGTAACGACGCCAGGTCCCATCTCGTACTCGTTTTTATGCGCAGATATGCCGGGCTTATCGCCAGGTTCGCCATCGGGCGCAATAACCCCGCTGCCAACCTCATTGAGTGGTACTTCGTCCGGATCTGTTTTTGTGATTATCCAGGCAGTGAAGAAACTCTGTACAAGCGCAGCTACAAGCTCACTCTGCGTGTACCTATTCGCTTGTAATAACGGCTCAATTACCTGCGCTAGATAAGTAACCCCCCTGTACTGGTCTGCACGCTCTGAGTTCATTATCTGCAGTATGTTAGGCATTAATGTCTTATCATTAAAGGCGGGAACACGTACCCACTTTAGATTGGCATAATTGCGGCCTTCGGGGTATGCATCGCTAATATGATAAGCGACAATCATCCCATGCTTATCTATCTCAACACCGTCATATATGGTGTTGCCGTTTTTGTGCTTGCCCTCAGTCTTGTTCCTAAACCCAGCAGGTGACAGCGTTTCTGTAGGCGTACTTACTCTGTCAGCTTCTATCAGGTGTAACCGCAAGCTGTAAGGATTTAGCTCCGTCGGCTCGTATCTTTTGAGCAAGGCGAACACATCACCGCTTGTAAGCCAGCTTATAACCGACAACTGCTGTATACCGTAGAAATTATTAAGTCCGGTAGCGTCGCAGTTCTCTCTTTTTTCAGCCCATAGCCTAAACTCAGCCTCCGTTTGTTTTTGCCACTGTTTAGCCTGCTCTGAGCTAAGGTTTAATATATCAGCGTTAATAGAGCAATTAAGCTTAAGCCCCGGACCTACTATCTTGGTTCTGTTGGTGTTTATAGCTCCCGTTGCGATGGGCGCGCCCATATAAAGCATTCGCCCTCTTTGCCTAAGCGTTGAGTTGCTTTCATCAATATCCTGCTGAGGGCTGTTCGAACGAGCTAAAAACCCTCGTAGAGCTCTCCTTTGTAAGCTAGCTCCTGCATCTCTATAGCCGCCTGCGCTGTAGCCTCTCACAATATCACCTACCATTCACGCGGCAATACGGCAAAAGCGCGCCGACGCGCGCCACCGTTTAGCATTGTTGTAAGCTCGCTTACTATTCGTTCCTCTTCTCGTATTTCTTTCATCAGCTCTGGCAAATCAAAACGAGTTAAAGACCTGTTATCTATGGTATACGACTGTACGCCGCCCTCTAGCAGCGCTAAGTATGCGTCTTGCAGCTTTTCCAGTGCTGCTTCATGGAATTCAAGCCGTTTTTGTATCCTTTTGCGCTTCATGCACGCCCTCCTTTACCACCCATCATAATATTTGGAGAGTTTATTGCTAGATTTGCTCTCCGTACGCCTGCTTGGCTGCGTTATCTCAACAAGACCTTGTCTGTTGGACTTTTTCTTATTCTTGGTGCTTTTTATCTCTTTTGCTATCCTGTCTAAATCAGGATTGAGCGCCGCAAACGCAGCGTTAGCGTAGTTTCTGCAGTCCAAAGCTTCGTTCCTCTCGTGCCCTGGTATCTTCTGCCATTGCCAGGGGTTCTTTCTGTTTTTAATGTAAACAAGCCTCTCCGAAAGTAAACTGTGAAAAAATTCACGGTTATAGCCCCTGTCCTCATTAAGTGGAAAATGGCAGTACTTAGCGCCCGGGGTCATAACGCGCAGGTTATCAAATATCTTTTGTTTTCCTGCGTCAACACCTAACATGTATTGCCAAGCTCTGCCTATATATTTGCCGTCAATTACTATCTTCACCCTTCTTGGTGGTGAAGTATAAGGCACGCCGCTTCCTCCCGATGAGCCTTTTATCGCAAACACTTTTTTGTCAAAGCGGTCGTTGCAAGCAAGTCTAACTTCTTGCGTAAAGTGACCGCCCTCATCAACAAAAGTAGTTGATATTGTAAGTCCGTGTCCTTCCTCAAAGCGATACACCTTATTTATTACATCGTCCAGCCCACACCATACATCAGGGTCGTCAGGTGTGCCCATTATTACCCCTGTTTGTATGCCCCAAGTTTCGCCAAAGTGTCCGTGTCCAACCACCTCATACTGCAAGCGGTCGTCTTGAGTATCTACTCCGCAGGTTAGCACTAGCACACCATCAGGCAGGTCTGCTGAGTATTCCTCACGCCTCGACATGTACACGCCTTCATCTTCTAGGTTGCCCCTATCTTCCCAGAGCTCACCAAAGCGCGTGTTATAAACAACCTGTAATCTTTTTGTATCACCTATTGCATTAAGGTATGCTTCGATTATTGTTTTCCACGATTCCCAAGGGCTCACAAAGGCGTTGAGCCAAAAAGAACGGCAACCCCTTTCTTCGTATGCTTCGGGGTTTTCTGCCATCCACTTGCCCTCGGTTCTGGATTTCGCCTTGATAACGCTCTCTTTTGATATGCCTGCACAGTGAGGGCATACATACCTTACATCGGTTGCTGTATAGCTTCTGTAGCCTTGTATCTCCCTCTCTTCCTTGTCAAAGCGTATATCAGTAAACTTGATATTGTTATACTCACCGCAATGAGGGCAGGGTACGCACCAGCGCTCCATAGTTCCCTCCGCAAAGGACTTTTCAATGGCGCTGGCGTTCTTAATTGTTGGGGTTGATACCTCTACAGCTTTTGCGTTGTAAAATGTAATTTGCCTAGCTCTTGCTAGCGCCCAAGGGTCGCCCTCATCTCCCGCTGTAGTCGCCCATCTGTCACGCTCGTCGCCTATTATTGTTCTTATAGGCTTTGAAGCCAGCGCGTGCGCTTCGGTAGACCCGCACAAGGTTAAAATCCCGCCCGGGAACACTTTTTGTAATATAGTGTTGCCGCTATCCCTACTCTTCGGTTCTGCAACTTTTTTTCTAAGTGTTGGTGAATCCCTAATCATAGGCGCAATGCGAAGCTTAGAGAATTCTTTTGCAGCGCCATCTGTTGGGTGTATGTATAGAATGCTTCCAGGGTCTTGGTCGATAATATAGCCTATTATGTTAAGTTCAAGCTCCGACTTGCCGACCTGCGAAGCCGCAACCATAACTATTCTGTTTACCTTCGGGTCATTGAACGCGTCCATAGGCACCTTTAGATAAGGCGTTCTGGAAGTCCTCCA